TGACGTTTTCAAAATTACACGACAACAATAATTTTGCTTTTGCAGCTTAATTAAGCTGCCGTCTGCCCGGGGAGGACCACGGCCCCGGATCAGGCGTCGATAAGTGGTGAACGGCCCGCCTGAGCGGCCTCGTAGGGCGGGATTGTATCAGGGGATACCAAACCGGAAAGCCTGTCGGGCGGCGTTCCGGTGAGGGAATCTGAAAAGACCGACTGCACCCGGAGAAGCTTGTAGGGATTGGTTTTCGGACGCGGGTTCGATTCCCGCCATCTCCACCAGAATGTGCAAATCCGAACCCTATGTTTTTCGTGAAGCACTGTTTCGGGTTTGTTCTGACGATTGAGGAAGTCTGACTTCGGTTAGGCTTCCTCTTTCTTTTTGGTAGCGATTTTCAGCTCAAGCACAGCCGCTTCGATAAGACTGTCAATCTCCCGGGTGTCGAGGTGAAAGCCCTTTTCGCTCAAATATTTCTCCACATAGGCTTTCTTCTCCGCTCCCTTGCCCTTGCCGACATAAATCATTTCGGCGGCTTCGACAGCGATATTCACCCAAAACTTGATGGTTTCAAGCTGTTCGCCGCTGACTTTGGTTTTCAGAAACGGAATGAGGTACACCGATACCAGAGAGAAGACCAGCGTCAGAAACGCTACGATTACCTGTGTCAAATCAACCATTGTAAGCTCCTCCTTCATCATTGAACGAATTTTCCGTAGGCTCGACCTTGTAGTGCTTCATCAGTTTTATTCTGTTTTCCACCTTGGCCTTGGAATAATAAAATCCTGTGCCTGTGGCGGTCTCGGCGGCTACTGCCGGGATAAGGTATGTGAGCGGCGAGAGGTCACTCGTCCTCCATATCATAACGAAGGTGAAGACAATCACCGCCAGATTTACGATAGCCGCAACAACCAGAATTACTTTTGAGAACTCCATGCGAGCCTTTTTACTTCTTTTGCCCAGATAAGGCATTAGAGCTTCATCGTGAAGTCGAGCGAAATCCACCCAGCACCAGATTTCAGCTTGCCCCACAGAGTAGCACCCTCGCCATGAGCTTCCTCGACAATGGTATAAACGCCCCTGTCCCGGATAGCCCCGGTAATGGCATAGTTCGTACCCGCTCCTTTGCGGATATTCAGCTCCCCAGTTGTCACCCTCACCATGTAAGGCTTGAAGCTGGTAGTCGTGCCGCCGGGGGTGTACACAACTTTGCCGTTGCTGTCAAACACCGAGTACCCGGGGTTGTTGTCAGCGGCGGCTTTCGCATTGTCCAGAGACTTAAATGCTCCCTTCTGGCTTTTGTTATCAGACCACGATTTACGCACCCTGTACAGGGCGTTTCCAGCCCCCGTAGAGGGCTTTGTGGTCGAGGGGGTATTACTACTACCCCCAGCCCCTCCAAGCCGCTGTGTGACCGCCGTAGCCAGCTCTCCGAGCCTGTTAAAGAGCCAGTCCCCGGGACAGCTCTTATTAGCAAACCAGCGATGAACGGTGATAATCATTTCGTCCTTCTGCGGCTTGTAGGCGAGGGTCTTCTCTTTGTCTACCAGCCAGAGAAGTTTCGTCTTGTCGTACCGTTTGCAGATGTCCACGCAGAGGTCAATCAGAGCATTGTAAACCTTGCTGTTCATCGCATACGGAGCTGTGGTGTCTGACGCACACTCAATCGTGATTGCCCGATGGTCGTTCGCACCGCTGGAAGAACACCAACTACGGTCTTTCTCCTCACAGTACATACCGATACGACCGTCTGCGCCGATACCGTAGTTCGAGCTGGCCTGTCTCGAAGTGGGAGCGAAGATGTTCCCGACAGTCTCCACCGAACACTGACCCACCACACAATGAGGAGTGATTCTGTCTACCTCATGGTTTCTCGGGCTTGTCCTGTTCGGAGAAATCTTGGTGTAGCTCACCAGAGAACTATTACTCATTCCTTTTCCCTCCTCTGCCGAGGTGAAGCTCCTCGATTTCCTCCTTCATTTTCGTAATCATGCCGTTGCCGCCGAGTTTGTGGTAGGCTTCGTACATTTCCTCGAAATTTTCGTAGGCATACGAGGGGATTTCCCCCAGCTTCATGTATTTGTCGTGGTACTCAATCAACTGCACTCGAAGCAGAAGCATTGTACCCCGGGTGTTTGCGTCCCTGTCCTTCTTCTGGTTTTGCAACAGCCAGACGATGTAACCCAGCACGACCGGGAGCGCAATCGTGTAGGTTTGCATGAGAATTTCCTTCATGGTATGTCTCCTTGTCTTGGTATGGGAGAGAGCCGCCGAAACAGCCCTCTCCCGCCGGGTCTTACTGCTGGCTCACGAGGTCTTCCAGCTCAAGGTCAATCAGCATTTCACGCACCTTCGGCTTGATAACCTCCGGGACGCTTGCGAATGTCCGCTTGCCCTTGATAATCAGAGCAACATAAATAACCGCCATGTCTCGCACCTCCTTTCTCTTGAGAAAAATCAGTAGGTTTCCGAATATGTTGAGGAACATTTTACTGCTCCTCCAACAGCTTCGAGACTTCCTCCCGAATCTGGTCGGGAACTTCGTCAAGGGTCTTCAAGCCCTTACGAATCAGAGCGGCATACACCTTTGCCATCTTACACACCTCCCAACATCATTTCGTAGACTTCGGCAAGTGCCATCTGCAAATCGGTCATGCTGTCGGCGTTCTCCGCAACAGCCTTGTTCAGAGCCGCCATAGCCTGTTCCTGCGGAGAAAGCTCCCGGAAAGCCAAGTACCAGCTTCCATCAAACCACTTCTGCTGTTGAATCAGCTCGGCGTTGTGATAGACGGTCTCGGTTTCCCCATCAGAGACAGTCATAACCGACAGGTTGTCCTTGAAAATGGTCTCGTCCACCTTCTTGGCACTGACGAAGTTATCCCCGTTTTTGCTAAGCCCCGTCAGCTTTCGTCCGTCTGCAAGTGTGATTGTGTACTGCATTTTGTTACCTCCTTTAATTGGTTAAAGAGTATATCCATATTGCTTCGCTGTTGCCTACTCATTATGCGGTAGTGATTTTTGAACCACGCCTTGTACCAGTCTGTGAACTCCTTCTCGGTCAGTTTCGGAGCGAGCTTCTTCATCTTGCGGCGCATATCAGTAAGCCGCTTGGGATTGATTTTCTGAATCACTCGGCCTGTTTCTGTGAGAGAGTATTGAATCTGCAAAAACCGCCAATAATCAGAGAGCTTGCAAATCCTCGTTTTCCGGGTGTTGACCGTAATACCGAGTTCCTGCGCTATCCCGATAATGTCTGTGAGAAGTTCCTCCAAAAACTCCTTGCTCTCATGGATTGCGTAGCTATCGTCCATATACCGACCGTAGAACTTCACACTTCGCACAATTTTTACGAAATTGTCAATCCTCATGGGATAGAAGATACCAGCGGTTTGCGCTACTTGGTCTCCTATGTTGAGGTGCTTTCCCATGAATTTTTCACCAGTGAGAAGCGATTTGTTGATGTAGTGATAGAGCAAAGAATTGAAGACCGTATTGAGACAGTTTTCGTATTCCTCGTCCGTCATGTACGATACATCGACCTTTGACCGCTCCACTGTCTTTCCCAACAGCCAGAGAGCGTGGTCGTTATCAACATACCGCCCGAACAGCTCCATCAACACATCATGCCGGATATTGTCGTAGTATTTCGAGAAGTCAATCAGAAGTATGTACCCTTCGTTCGTCCCATGCTGGGCGTAGTATCGGCGAAGATGGGTGAGCAATCGCCGCCGGGTGAAATCAATACCCTTTCCGACTTGGCTTGCGCCATTATCATAAATCAGATACTTTTCCACAGCCGGATTGAGGACTTCATCACAGAGGGCGTGTTTTACGATTCTGTCCTGGATCTGCTCGCCTGTAATCGGGCGCACCTTACCTCGCTCGTGCAAGATAAAATGTGTGTTTGGCAGAAACTCGTAGGTCATTTCGGCAAGCTCCCTCTGTAATCTCGCAAGCTCCATGAGGTAGTTCATTTCAAACTTTTGGACTTGAGGTTTCCAGTCGCTACCTTGCTTTGCTCGTTTGTAGGCTTGGTGAAGCGCATTTCCATCAAATATCTCACGCTGATAACCACTGCTCTCGTAAGAGGTGGTGTCGTGTTTAGTATTTACCATACGGAAGGACAACCTCTCCTTTCTCTGTCTGCGAAACGCTCGATAGGCTATTCAATCGCAGAATCGAAATCCGGGCGAACGCCATTAGAGTTACTGGCGTTGTTGTAGTTCGCATTACCGTTGTTGTTGACATTGGCGAAATTGGAAGCGGAATCAGAGATTGCCCTTTTGAATTTGTTGTCAGATTTCCTCCAACCTTTGATAAGGTTGATTTCCGTCTGTATCATGTCAGCGAAGCGAAGGTACTTGTTCACATCGACAGGAAGGGTCTCAATGGCGTACTGCAACTCCTGTGTGAGCCTATAACACTGTCCGATTGCCCTGTCTTGGCAGAGCCTACGCTCGACCAGCTCCTCCATAACTGTTGGATAAATGCTGTTCGCTGTGAAAACCTCTTTGGTGATTTCCCGCAGACAATCCACAATGCACTTCCGCTCGTCTTCGATGAACCAGTTGTCAAAGGCTTCGTTCTTTGCCTTGAGCTTGTCGTATCGGACTTTTTCTTCGGGTGTCAGCTCCTCATAAGGTTTGCCGCCAAACAGTTTGGCAACACGCTTTTCAGCTCGTTCGAGGTCGTACCCGAAGTCCCGGAGCAACAGGTCTGTAATTTCCTTTCTGGTCTTGTAGAAGTGGTGAAACACCTCAAACTGTGAAGATTTCCGCTTCGCTTTTAACACTGACATGAGTTTGTGAACCTCCGTTCATGCGACCCACAAGGGGTCGCAGATTTAAGAAATCGAGAAAGCCGGGCGAACGCCACGAGAGGAACCGGCGCCGTCGGAGGCCGCATGACCGCCGTAGGAGACATCGGCGAAAAAGGAAGCGGTAACAACATCACGCAACCAGAAGGTCAGACGATTGGAAATCAAGTCCGGCCTGTGCGTGAACAGCGGGAGCTGCGACTTCTCTACCCGGTAGTTTGTCGGTACGGTTGTGCCATCGCACCCGGGCATGAAGATTGCCCCGCCGTAGACCATCTGCTCGTTCATCAGCTCGACTTCGCTGTCACACCATGCACCAGCAGAGGGTTTGCCGTTGGTGACAGCGTTTGTGAGATAAATCCTGTGATTCAGCACATGACCGTTAAACGCCGCCTTGATAGTGGTCTTCGCCTGTGTGAGACCTTCTGTGTACATTTTCGAGCCGACATACCCGCCCTCTGTGGTGTTGGTGTCATTCATCACATGATTGTACAAATTGGAATCCGGCACAATCACGACATGGTGAGCGGTAGTTTCTGCTGGGTAGCCGCACCGCAGATAGTAGTCAAACGCCGCAATCCGATAGACCACGCCGCCGATTGTCCAATAGTCACCGATGTACAAATCATCGAATGTCCCGGCGGCGATAGCGGCATACTGGGCGGCAGTTACGCTCGTACCGAGGTTCTTCCCCCGATAAATCGCATTGTGCGCCCCGGCGTTCGCCGCACCGCCACCGCTGGCACTGATAGTGAAGGTGTTGCCCTCCTGCTTTCCTTCCAAGCCCTCACCAGCGGCGATAATCAGCGTATTTACGCCGTTGACCGTAGCGTCATTTCCGGGGTCTCCCTTGACACCCTGTTCACCTTGCGGCCCGGTATCGCCCTTATCGCCTTTTGCGCCGGGGTCTCCTTTGTCACCTTTCACGCCGGGAATACCTTGAATACCCTGCGGCCCGGTATCGCCTTTGTCACCCTTATCGCCCTTCGGCCCGGGGTCTCCGACAATCTTGCCCAAATCCAATGTAGCCATGATTTTTTCCTCCTTTAGAAGTTATAAATTAAGTGTCCGTCTTCATTGATAGAGAAGTCGGGAGCTTCATCGCCTGTGTACGAGAGAATCAAGTGTCCGGCTTCGCTGACATTGAAAGCAAAGTGACCGTCAGCGGTTACAGATACACCGTCAATCCCTCGGTCTCCCTTGTCTCCCTTATCGCCTTTATCTCCCTTCACACCTTGAATACCCTGTGCCTGTGTGCCGCTGTCTTCGTAGGCACTGTTGGTGTTGTTCCAGACAAACCAGTTGCCGTTGCTCCCCACATAAGGAGTTCTGACAGCCACTTCCTTGTTGCGCTCAAGCACATCGGAAGCGTCCTGTGCGGACTGTCTTGCCCCAGCCAAAGCGGTCTCCGCCCCGGTCTTTGCCGTTTCAGCGGCGGTCTGTGCGGCTACTGCGGCGGCTCTTGCGGCTTCTGCACCATTTTCGCTGGTCTTCGCCGCCGTAGCACTTCCGGCAGAAGCGGTCTCGCTGGTCTTTGCGTTGGTCTCGCTGGTCTTCGCCGCCGTAGCACTCGCCGCCGCTTTGTTGGCGATTTCAGTAAGAGAGGTAAAACCCTCGTCCTCCAAATCGGTGAGATACTTGACGAAAAGCGCATACTCGGAATCTGCCTTGTTCTTGAAAAGCACTTTCTGGTCGGCGAAATAGATTTGAAATGCTTCGTAGAGGTCTGTCCCATTCTCCACCATCGACATGATAGTGTTAAGAGCTTCATTCATACGGTTTGCGTCCAAAGAGCCGAAGAAAGAGTTTTCCTTGTTGGTGTAGACCGTAACATCTTGGAGAGAAATCGTACCATCGGGGTTGTTGATTTGATTGTACTTTTTCATTCCGTCCCACACAGCGTCAGTGTAGTTAGTGGGTAACAATGTCCAAGCCATTTACAGTCCTCCTTTCATTCCGAAATTCCATGTCAATGTCCTCCTTCCCTCACTCTGGTTGGTGAGCTTTTGATAAAGGTCGAGGGTCGCTCCCTCCAAGCGGTTTAACTCTTTGAAATCCATCGTGTTTCCGTTGTCCACATAAGTGGGAGCTATCCCATACGGCCTTTTCAAACTGTTTGCGTTAATCGTAACCAGATTGGCTTCCAGCTTATTGATTTCATCAGCATAGAAGTAATCCTTCGGAGTTCGGTCACTCCCAAGGGAGTGAATCGTAAACTCTTTGTACAACTGCACAGCCAGTTCCCGGAGGTATTCGAGGTTGTTTTTAATCCGATTGAAGTCAGCGGCGTTGAAGCGGTCTCCGATATATACACCGTCAATCGTTTCGCCGCCCCAGTCGGTTTTGGGGGTAGTCCACATACCTTAACCTCCTATCCTTCGGGCAGTTACTCTACCCGAAAAAGATTGTCTGAAATTGATTGTGTGACGGTAGATGTTCACCTTCATTCCTTCGTGGAACTCATTTTCTTGGAATACAATATCGGTCGGGTCAATCTCCGGGTTGCCCCGGGTGTTGTACTCATACTCGATACCAGCGGTGTAATAATCTGCCAGCCACTCGGCGAGGTCGTTCGCCATCGTCATATCGCTTATGAGAGGGTTTGCCCATTTGATTGTTTTTCCCCTCGCATGGAGCGTTTTCGTTGCGTACCGCTCAACGATTCTGTACCGATAGCCTTGCACCTCAAGCCGATACTCTCCGCTGACCTTGTACTTCAAAGTCACATAGTAATTGCCCCAGTCCACCACATCGGCAAGCCCTTCCTGCTCATTGAGCTTCGGTCTGTAACCGTAGGAGGGGTCTTGCATATAGTAGGTCTCCACCTGTCCGGCAGTAATCACCACATCTTCGTTGACGAGGTTTTCCTCACGAGTTCCGGGTTGATAGGTGTAGCAGGGGACAATCACTTCTTTAATGAGTTCCTGCTTGATAGCTTTCGGAGAGGAGGTCATGTCCTTTCGGGTCATGGTGAAGTTTGCGACATTACTCAAACTAAACCGATTCAACACGATACGGTTGTAGGGGGTCTCCGTCTGTGTAAACTCAATCTTCATCACCTCGAAATCGTCAAAATCTCGAATGATTACTGTCCGGCGAGAGATTTCATCAGAGCCGATAGGGAACTCGTTCACCAGCTCACTGCCGTTATAAGTGCGAATGACGAACGCCGCCGGGAGAGAAGTACCGAACACCAGCTCCATACTGAAATATGCTCTGATAGCTTCCATCGAAATCGTGACGATGGGGTTCGTTGTAAACTTGCCGTCTGCCCCGGAAATTTGCTGGGACACATAGCCTGTGTTTACCGTAGGAGAGCCATTCCTCGGAATGAAGAACATACTGCCATCAACAGGTGTGTAGTCCTGCGCCAGCGTTGCATACTCGTCCTTCTCCGATTCAGCCAAAATGTTCTCGGCCTTGGAGAATGAGGTCTCACCATTGGTCGATACCGAAGCACTCGGCATGAAGCTGGACTTTATCTGAATATCCCCATAGCGGGTCTGCGCCAAAGAACACCGACAGGCGTTTGCGATAATCTGCAACGCTTCCTTATGCTGTACCCTCGGTATCGGGTTGTTGGTGAACAGCCTTTTGAGCCGGGGGTCGAGATAATACTTTGTGACACCAGCGTCTCGCAGAATCTCTTGAGCAAGGGCGTAATAGCTTTTTCCTGTCTGACTGTACAGCCCCTTGACATACTCTGAATCCATGTTGCGGAAAATGTCTTGGCAACGAATGGTCGCTGTGTTATCGTCACTTTCCCACTCTGAACACAGAAGGTGGTTGCCTTGAATCCACTCGATTTCGTCAGAATCCGGGAGCTGATAGCCGTACAGAATGTCCATTTCCTGCCCAGTTTCGAGGTAGTTTATTGCTGACTTCGGGTTGTCCACATTGAAGTAGTGGTCGTAGTTTTTGAGCTGGACAGAAAAATCAATCTGCGGCACATCTGCACCGATGGGGGAAATGTAGCTTTCCAGCCGGGAATCCATAACGGAATCGTTATAATAAACCAGACCATAACCGAAGCGAATGAAATAGATACGCAAGCGGCTCTGTGGGTTTTTCATCGTGTAGAACCGCAGTTTGATATAGGTCGTGTTTTCAAGCGTTTCCTCGGTACTCCACTCGGCTTTGTCGTTCCCCCGAAACTCAATGGTCTGCCCGGTGCTTCCGATTACATCGAAATCAACCGGGTAATTCTCTCCAAAATTGATAGTAAGACCCTTGAAATCTATGGCGATTGTATTCAGACTGATAGTCAGCTCGCAAACCGCTTCCGATACCAGATTCTTACTAATAACCCCAGTGTCATAATAGCTTCCGTTCGGTGTCTGCCGGGGGAGGAAAAACATCGACCCATCAACCTTGGTGAAGTTCTCCTCAAGAGTGGCATACACCGTAGAATCGTCATGCTCACCGAAGATGTTGTCCTTGTTGGAATAGTAGGCAAAATCTCCGCTGGAAATCTTTGCCTTTGCCTGTGCTTCTTGATTGACAAGCCCGAAAGAGAGCATGATGTATGCTCTCTCTCGGAGAGAGGATTTCATGCTTTCCTTATATGCTTTCGAGACCTTCTGCATAAAACCCCTCCTTTACTCGCCAACATCAATAAGATTTACCTTGCAGTCCCGGTAGTGTGTCGGGTGGTCGTTTCCGTCCACCCAGTACGGTTGTCCTGTGCGGTCTCCCGGGTACATCTTGAGGGTCTTGCGACTGTTCGTCACAGGGTCATTGAAGGTCACATAGACGAAGAAGTTACTCAAAATGCTCAAGATTCTTTCCCACTGGGCGGCGGTCAGCCAAGGCCATTCAAGCCCATCAATCTTGTACTGGTCTCTGCCGACCCGCTGACCGACCACCGCTCCATTTGCGTCACGCCCGGAATCTACGACTGTGGTTACGATTACGCTCACACCTCGCTTGGGAGGTGGTAGCTCGTAACCGTTGATTGCCAAGTACGCCATGCTACCACCTCCTTATGCGAACTTGAAGCCATTGGCTTTCTGCTGTCTTTCCACAGCGTCAGTGATTGTGCGGTCTCCGACCTGTACGATGGTCTGCTCCTCCTTGTCAGCCTGTTTCCGTATATCCTCTGCCATCGAAGCAACATGGTTACGGTAGTAGGTTTCCAGTGCATTGTTCATCGCACCTTCAAAATCGGAGCCTGTTGCCATGCTGTTATAGGCTCGCAAGGAATCCTCATAAACCGACTGCGCCAGAGCATTTGTCGGGTCATAAGAAGTAACCCCCGCAAAAGCGTACTGTGCCATGTCCGGCGTTGCCAGAACTGCCCGGATAATGGCGTTCGTGCAAGTCACCATCTGACTGTTCATCATGCGCCAGTACCCGGTGAATTGTGCCATACCCGCAACGATAGAACTGTGCATGACAAAAGCGAGCTGAAAACGGTTAAGGACTTCGGTCGTGCCATTTACATGGCCTACCATTTCCGCACCGTCTTCACCAGCGACAAACATAGTCCCATGCGCCCCGGCACTCGGCGTACCTGTTGCATATTTCGGAACAGAACTCCACCAATTTCCGAATTGGTCGATTGAACCTCCGTTTGCAAAGATTTTCACACCGCCGTTTGCACCGACAATGCCGCCACTCGACAACCCAAAGAAATCTTTGATTTTGTCCCAGCCGGATTTGAACAGACTTACACCGACTGACACAACACCGCCGACCTTATTTTTCACCCATGCGGCAACCGTTGTCCAACCACTTCGAGTGAGGGAGATTCCTTGAGAAACAGTGCCGCCCTTGTACTTTTCCACCCAAGAGCTTACCTTTTCCCAGCTACTTTTCATAAGCGAAATGCCTTGCGACAATACAGGAATGTTCCCTATCCAGTTTTTGACGGAAGACCACAGGTGTTTAGTCAACTGAATCCCTTGGTCGAGTACCGGGATATTGCCTATCCAGTTTTTAACAGAAGTCCACAAATACTTCTTCAACTGAATAGCTTGGTCGAGTACCGGGATATTGCCTATCCAATCTCTCACCGAACTCCACAGGTGCTTGACAAGTTTGATTCCCTGTTCGAGTACAGGAATGTTGCCGACCCAGTTCTTGACGCTTGTCCAGAGATATTTCTTCAACTGAATCCCTTGGTCGAGGACAGGAATTTGCCCAATCCAGTCCCTTACGGAACTCCAAAGGTGTTTGACAAGCTGAATGGCTTGGTCGAGGACAGGGATATTGCCAACCCACTCCCTTACCGTACTCCATTTGTGCTTCAATAGCTGAATATACTGGGATAGAACGGGAATGTTCCCAACCCATTCTTTTACGCTGTTCCATCGGTCTTTTACAAGCTCGATACCTTGCTGAATAACAGGGACTTCGCCGACCCATTTCGTTACGGTGTCCCATTTTTTCTTCACCAGCTCGATACCCTGTTCCAGAGTAGGAATGTTGCCAATCCAACCCTTGACCGATTCCCAGCCGCTCTTGAGCAAGCCCACCGCTTGAGATACGATAGGAATGTTACCAATCCAACCTCTTACAGTGTGCCAACCCTGTTTCACCAGCTCCACAGCCGCTTCGACAGTGATACCGTCCTTAGTTGCGTCAGCCCACCAGCCCTTCACTTTGTCCCACAAGGAAGAAATGTTGTTCTTGATACCGATAACCAATTCGCCAACGGGACTTTTCTCTATGGCGTGTTTTATGGGGTCGAGGATATTCTTCTTTATCCACTTCCCGATAGCCTTGAACGGTTCGAGAATACCATTCAGAAGACCTTGCGCCACATCACTGCCGACTGCCGCCATGACGGTGGACGGAGAGTGAATCCCAAACAGGTTTTTGAATCCCTCTACGAATGGGTCAACGATGTGTTCTTTAATCCACCCGAGAGGGTCAGAGAAGAACTCTGTGATACCCTGTGTGAAACCTTCGATTACATTTTTGCCGAACTCTTTGAACCCTTCCAGCTTCTCGCCGACCCAGCCTTTGAACTCTCCGAACTTGTCGGCAATCTTGCGAAGCCCTTGACCGATTTTATCTGTAATGGTGTCCCAGTTAATCGCAACAGCCGTTCCCAGCGAAGCCGCACCAGCCAGTATCAATCCGACACCGAGCGGTATTCCAACGCCCGTACAAACCAAAATCAGACCGATTGCCAGAGCCGCCGCACCAGCTATCGCCAGAACTTTTGTTGTAACCTTCTTCACCTCTCCGACCAGATAATCCCAGTTGAGAGCTACCGCCGTACCGAGAGAAGCCGCACCAGCCAGCATGAGACCGACACCGAGGGGAACACCTACGCCTGTGAAAGCGAGGATTGCGCCAATAACAATAGCCGCCGCTCCTACGATTGTCAGAATCTTTGTGACAACGCTCTTGATTTCTTTCGGCATGGAGTTCCAATCAAGGCCGACCGTAGCCGCCAGACCGACCGCACCAGCGGCAATCATGGCGATACCAAGCCCTGTTGCAACCCCAGTGAAAGCCAGAATCGCACCGATACCGATTAAAGCACCGCTTACGATTGCAACGATACTCTGAACCGAGCCTTTAAGGTCTCCTGTGAGAGAGTTCCAGTTCAGCGCAACCGCCGACACGAGAGACACCGCACCAGCGGCAATCATGCCTACACCGAGAGGGATATTTGCCCCGGTAAATGCGAGGATTGCACCGAATGTGAGAAGTGCGCCGCCGACAATACTTTCGAGGAGACCGATTGCTCTCCGCATGGGGTCTGACATACTGTCCCAGTTCAAACCGATTGCAGTCACAAGACCGACTGCGCCAGCCGCCATCAGTGCGATACCGAGAGGAACATCGACACCTGTAAAGGCGAACAGCGCACCCATAGCCAACAGCGCACCGCTCACGATTCCTGTCAGAATGGACAGCGCATTTTTAATGTCACCGTTGAGGAACTTCCAGTTGATAGCCGCCGCAGTAACCAACGCCGCCGCACCAGCTACCATCAGAGCCGCACCGAGCGGAACATTCACCCCGGAGAACGCAAGGAACGCACCTATCGCCAACAGGAATCCCCCGAGTATGCCTGTAACCAGTGTCAGCACTTTCGCCAACCGCTCGGACATATAATCCCAGTTTGCGACTATTGCTGATATAAGCCCAGCCGCACCAACCGCCATCAGAGCAAGACCCACAGGAACATTTGCCCCGGTCACAACGAGAATTGTGCCGATTGCCAGCAGGAATCCACTGATAACCGCAGTAATTTCGCTCAAAGCTCCCTTGATTTTTTCCACGATTTCGTCAACCTTTGTGCTGACAATATCACCGAGGAAATCATAGGTCGGAAGCTCAAAGCCCAAATCACCGCCGCCTATCCCAAGACCAGACCCATCACCACTCCCGCCGGAATCATCATTCGGGGAAATGATGTTGAGTTCGTCAATCCCGAGAAGTGCGTTTTTCAGCTTCTTCGCCGCCTTGGTCGCACCATTCAGACCGTCTTCTGTATCAGCCGCAGAGCCAGCCACAGCGTCAGCCACAGCGGTAATCCCGGAGTAGTCCACCTCCGGCAACTCGAATCCGAAGAAAGCGGCGATTTCGCTCGCAATCAGCCGGATAACCTTTGCCAGTGCGATAGCATAGGGCAAAACGGCGTTCAGTGCCGGAATGAAGATGTTACCCAAAGCACTGGCGCACTGTGTCACCTGTGCTTGGAGAATACGGAGCTGGTTTGCCGGAGCGTTTAGGGTACGAGCCATATCGCCTTGCGCTTTTGTGACCTGTGTCATAATGGCGTAGTAGCGAAGCTGTGCCTTTTCAGCCTGTGTCATTTTGGAGAACGCTTTGTCAATTCCAAGCTCCAAAGCGACCTCCTGTAACCTCGCTTGCGACAGGTCATAGCCCAGTCTACGAAGCGGTTCAAGCTCACCAGAGATACCAGACTGTAACTTCTGCATAGCGTCCTCGAACGAAATGTTGAAGAACGAGGAGAGGTCATACCCAAGCTGGGTAAGCTGTTGAGACATGATATAGGCTCGCTCTGTGGCAACACCGAAACCTTCGGTAATTGTCATAAATACGCCTTGATTCCGCATCCACTCGCCCGGGTCGATACCCATAAGCTCGCCGACCGTTTCAGCGTACTTCTGCGCTTCTGCCGCATACTTTCCCATAGAAGCATTGAACAGGTTGATATTTTCGATGTAGCTGTTGGATTCTGTAATCCACGAAGCAATCGTTCTCGCCGCACCTCGAACAGCGTTCATCGCCATACGGCATTTCGCCCAAATATTGATAAAACTGTCTGCGGCTCGATTGTTGCTGTCGGCGAGACTGTTTGTGTCACGAATCAGCCGCCGGATATTTGCTGGGAGCTGACCGAACGCAGAGGAAATGCGGTTGAGCTGTCTCACCAACGGCGTGAGAGCGGTAGACAACCTCTGAATCTGTTGAGTAAAGGTGTCCCAGTCAATTCCGTTGAGGGTCTGTGCCAACTGCGGGAGCTTATTCAACTGCGTAATTGCAGACTGCAACCCGGACGCTCTGCTCAAGCTGTTCAGCGGAGCAAGGGCAGTAGAGAGCCTACCCAACCCGGAGAAATCCGTAGTCCCCAGCGAGGACACGACACTCCCGATGTTCCGCAACTGATTACCGATACTGGCAGAAATCTTGATACTTCCCAGTCCAGAGAGCTTGGAGAGACTATTTGCCAGCCTGTCGATTTTATCAGCCGAAGAACTGTCCATAGTTTGAAGAGCGGTATTAAGGTTGCGTAGCTGATTTGCCACGCTTGTCAACCCAACACCGCCCTTCACAGCATTTTTCAGCCTTGACAAAGAAGCGGAAAGAGCGTCTATGCCACTGGTAGCCGAGGTTGCGCTCGACTGTACCTCCAATTCGAGACTTTCGATTGTCGTTGACATAAACTTCACTTCCTTTCGTCAAATCGCTTGTTGTTCGCCACCATATAGGCTTGCATATACCGCATACCCTTCTGTGACTTGGCTTTCTCCTTTTTGGTTTTTGCGTCCTCCATCGTCTTCTTATTGATGGGGTACGCTTCCTCCACATAAGGTTGAGCCTTTGTTCCCTTTTTGGCAAAGGCGTGTAGGATAGGCGAAACCCGAGCAAGAGCGTCATAGAAATACATACCCTGCAACCACGCTTCTTGATTGAACCGCTCCTTACGAATCTCCTCCGCTTCCCGGTAGAACTTCACAAGGCAACAATCCCTATCCCAATACTGCTCCTCTGTCATTCCTATTGATAAGTAATAGGGGAACTTCTGATTGAAAATATCCGTATAAGCACGAGGGGAAGCGAAGCGATTCACACGCTCGCTCCCCCCGTCAGCGGATTCTTTATCGGACAGCGAACTACTTACCAGTCCGTTGTCCAGTTCGTGTTTCCCTCGGATTCCTCCGGCTCCTCCACCAGAGCCATGATAGGCTCGTTGTACATTTCAGCCAGCTTGCCAATCAGCTCGTCCTTGTGGGTCATGCTGGCAAAGATAGCGTCAATGGTCTCCTTCTTCTCGAAGCGATGATGGGCGAGGAACGCACCCTCGAACAGAGCCGGGAGAGTGGACATGGGCTTGGTCTCGACCTCGGCGGCGATAAAGCCCTTCTTCTCCATTTCTGTGACGGTGCGGCGGGTGAACTCAAGGGTGTACTCCTTATCCTTGTAGGTGAACTTCAACTGCTTTGCCATTTTTTGTTTCCTCCTCTTGTTATTACGCATTGTCTTCGTCCATAGTGATGGGCGTGGAAGGTGCGATGGTGATAGTCATATCGACCACCTCGTTCACACCGCCGCCGACAGGGAAGACGGAGAGCTGACCCTTGAACTTGAACTTGCCGTCAGACCCGGTAGGGGTAACGGTATCGCCGGATTCAGTGCCGCCAAACCAGACAGCGTAATCGTTCTCGATACCGTCCAAAGCCTTGAGCTTCTTGTACTCGTCCAGCGTGTAGTTGGAGGTGAACTCCAAAGCGTCCAAGGACTGAATACCGGGGATATAGGTCTGCATACGGTCGGTGAGGGTGGTGGTCTCCAACATTTCGGGAGTACCGCCGAGGTCGGGGAACTCCTTAATGTCAATCAGCTTCTCCCATGCGGCTTCCTTCTTCTGCATGAGAAAGATTTTGTAGGTGCTAATAGCCATGATTGCTTACCTCCTGTAAATTACATTTTCTTTTGATACGATTGCTCGATACCGAGCCACCATGCGGTAAACGGTTGCGTCTACCTCGTTTGGAACAGGGGTCATAAGGGTGCGAGTGAATCCCAACGCTTCGAGCTGTTTGTCCACAAACCCGAGAATTTCCTTGCTCTCGGCTTTCTTTCCTTTGGTACGATTTGAGTACACATTCACCTCATAAACCACCTGTGCGTGATTCTCTATACTCTCTGTTGTCTGAGTGTTCCGATAAATCTGTTTGTCCACTTTAATAAGGTACACGCAAGGG